TGCAGATGAGATGCAGATTTTGGCGTCTATTATTGCTTTCTGGTTCGGGACTCAAGCCTTTAGTAAGAAATGAAAGTAAGCGATAAAGCAATCAAAATGATTAAACACCACGAGGGTGTCCGCCAGCGTCCATATCGCTGTCCTGCCAAGTTGCATACGATTGGGGTAGGTCATGTGCTTTACCCCCGTCAGGCTCAATTAAAGATGGAAGAGCGAGATGCTTACCCACTAGAGTACAAAGATGACCGTACCTTTTCGATGGAGGAAGTAGATGGAATTCTTCGAGACGATCTTAATCGCTTTGAACGAGGTGTTGAACGCTACTGTCCCGTTAAGCTCACTCAAGGTCAGTTCGATGCTCTTGTTAGCTTTAGCTTTAATGTTGGGCTTGGAACACTACAGCGTTCAACCCTCCGTCAAAAGGTTATTCGGGGCGAAATGGAAGGGGCGGCAGAAGAGTTCTTGAAATATACGCTCGCTGGCGGTAAAGTGCTAAAAGGCTTAGTCACTCGTAGAAACGACGAACGTGCCTTATTTTTATCCTAGGGTAAACCATGCCATTACAAAAACTTCAATTTAGACCAGGCGTAAACCGAGAAGGTACTGATTACTCCAATGAGGGTGGTTGGTATGCTTGCGACAAAGTGCGCTTTCGCTCTGGCTTTCCTGAAAAGATTGGTGGCTGGATCCGTTTATCTAATGATTTCTTTGTTGGCGTATGCCGTGCAATGTGGAACTGGGTTACTCTAAACGGCGCTAACTTACTAGGGGTTGGCACTAACCTCAAATACTATATTGAGCAGGGTGGCGAGTACAACGACATCACCCCCATTCGTGCCACGTTTACTACTTCTTCAAGCCCGTCAACAGACAATGTTATCTACACCACAAACGGCTCTAATGTAGTCACGGTGAACTACGCTAACTATGGTGGGTTAAATAACGACTTTGTAACCATTAGTGGCGCTACTGCCGTAGGCGGAATACCTGCAACCGAATTAAACGCCGAGCACCAGATTACGTATGTAGACCTTGATACCTTTACATTTACTGTAGCTACAGCAGCTACTTCTACGGTATCTGGCGGTGGTGGCACGGCTATTACCATGGCGTTTCAAATTCAAACTGGCTTGGATGTGTTTGTGGTTGGCACTGGTTGGGGCGCTGGCACTTGGCCTTCCTACATTAATACCACGCTAACTGACCCATTTACAGCAACTGCTACAGGTATTCAAGTCCTTACAGTTGCCCAAACAGCGCATGGCTTAACCACAGGTGATTACGTTTATTTTGTCAGTATTGCGTCTGATCCATGCGGTATAAACCGACTGATTCTTCAAAAAGCTTTCCCTGTAACAGTAACTGGCGTCAACGCCTACACCATCAACATTAGCTCCATAACAGCTTCTACAACCACATCGACTGCGGCTTCTGGTGGAACCGTTGTGGTATCTACGCCTGTAGCTCCTGTACGGGGTTGGGGCACTGCGGCTACTGTGGGTATTGGACAACAGCTACGCCTTTGGACTAACGACAACTTTGGTGAAGACTTAATTATTGCCCCACGGGGCGGTGCTATTTATTACTGGGATGCAAGCACTGGGGTTAGCGCACGGGCAGTAGAGTTAAGTACTTTGGCTTCTGGCGCAACGGTTCCTGGTACTGCCTATACCTATCAAGACTTTGTACCAAATCAAACCAACCAGATTATTGGCTCGGCAATCCAACGCTTTGTGCTTGCCTTTGGTTCAAACCCATACGACCCAACAAACCCAACCAGCACATTTGACCCCTTATTAGTACGCTGGTCAGATCAAGAAAACCCATTCTTATGGGTGCCAGACGCTACCAACCAGTCAGGTGAGTACCGCTTAAACATCGGCTCAACCATTATTATGGCTCGCTCAACTCGTCAGGAGATCTTGGTTTGGTCTGATGCGGCTATTTACTCTATGCAGTACCTAGGACCACCCTACATCTGGGGCTTCCAGTTGTTGCAGGACAACATCACAATCATGTCGCCTAATGCGGCAATAACCATTAACAACATCACCTACTGGATGGGTACGGATAAGTTCTTCATGTACTCTGGTCGTGTTGAAACCCTTCCCTGCGCTATCTGGCAGTTCATTTTTGACGACATTAACAAAGACCAAGCCTTCCAAATATTTGCTGGTTCTAACGAAGCGTATAGCGAAATATGGTGGTTCTACTGCTCTGAAAACAGTAACGTGGTAGACAGCTACATCATTTACAACTACCTTGAGCGGGTATGGTCGTACGGCACAATGAATCGCACCGCTTGGCTTGATTCTGGTTTGCGTCAATATCCAATGGCAGCCGACGGCGTTAATAACCGCATCCTGTACCACGAAGCCGCAGTTGATGACGTATCAGGGTTAACCCCAATAGCGATTGACGCTTTCATCCAGTCTTCTGACTTTGACATTGGTGATGGGCATAACTTCGGGTTTGTCTGGCGCATACTACCCGACTTAACCTTTAACGGCTCTAACGCAAACCAACCCTACGTAACAATGACGGTGCGTCCTCGTAGGAACTCTGGTGCGCCTTATGGCACTGCAGATAATCCACAAGTAGCCAGTACTCAGAACTATACAAATCAGCGTACCTATGACGTGCAAGAGTTTGATGGTCAGGTTTATACCCGCATACGGGCTCGCCAGATGAGCTTTAGGATTGAGTCCACTACCCTAGGTGTGGCTTGGCAATTAGGTAGCCCACGTATTGATATTAGGAATGATGGTCGCAGATGACGGTTTACAGAGATACTCCGCTTCGTCCGCCAAAAGCGCCTAATCTACTGGTAGCCCCAGTAGACTATCGTCAACAATACATTGACCAGCTTAATAACGCCCTGCGTTTGTACTTTAACCAGATTGATAATAGCCTTGCATCGTTGCTAGACGTTACAGGCGGTAGGGGTCTTAGTTTCCCATATGGGGCGTTCTCTAGCGATCAAGACCAGACTGCTGTGGCAAACACAGCTACAAAGATGACATTAAACACCACGGACTTTGCTAATGGAGTGTCAATTAGCTCGTCTGAGATTACGGTAGCCAATGCAGGTATATACAACCTACAGTTCAGCGCACAGTTTCAAAATACAGATACTGCCTTCCAAGATGTTTATATTTGGTTGCGCCAAAACGGGGTAGATATTCCTGGATCAACAGGCTTTATTTCTATCCCAAACAGACACGCTGGAACAGACGGACATGCAATTGTTGGCTGGAACTACTTTTTAAGCATGGCGGCAAACGATCATGTTGAGATTTACTGGTCTGTGCCTAATGTCGCTGTAACCATTCAGCATCTTAACGCCTCTGGCACTCCTACCAAACCCTCAACCCAGTCTGTGGTAGCTACAATGTCCTTTGTATCTAGGCTTCCATAGAGAGCATAACAATGATAAACTTGACACCAAGGTACGCTTATGAGCTTACACAATCTAGCGCATCACGTTCGAGCAAAAGGGCGTGGCAAAGACAGCATGCTTGTCCATATGACTCCACGGGAAGTTCAGGGGTTACAAGCGCTTGCTAAAGCTAAAGGCGGCACATTAACAATTAACCCAGAAACAGGTTTACCAGAAGCTGGGTTTTTAGATCAGATTCTTCCAATGGTGGCTATGGCTGCTGCCACGTACTTTACGGCTGGTGCTGCCGCTCCTGCTTTGGCTGGTACTTTAGGTACAACTGGAGCAGGTATTGTTGCTGGTGCAGGTTCTGGAGCTCTTTTTGGCGGTCTTGGCGCTGCAATGCAAGGCGGAGACGTTGGTAAGGGTGCTTTATATGGTGGTCTTGGTGGCGCTATCACCGGCGGTATGGGTGGATATGACAACGTGTTTAGCGCTGCTGGTGCTACTCCAAATCCTGATGTTGTGTCAAATGCACAAAATATAGAGCAGCTAGCTAGAGTTGAAGCTTCTCCTACTGCTGGAATGGGTCTTCAAACACCAACTGCTCCTCCTACTAAAGAATTTTTTGATTCATTTAGACCCGGTGTTCCAACACCATCTGCTGTTGACAATAAAGCAAAAGAAGAAGCAGCAAAAACAATTTATCAAAGTTTTGGTCCTGATATGGGCTTTAAAAAAGCAGCTACTCTTGCCCTACCCGGTATTGGTGGCGCAATGGGCGAAAAACCAGACGAAATACCCGAAGAAGATCCTTACAAAAGACAAGCTACTCTATCCCCTA